GAAGGCCTGTTCTTCACGGCCCCAACTATCGCCGCCATCTTCCCATCCGGTGAACAGGTTGGCCCAGACGGCGTCTCCTGGCTGGTAGACAGGACGGCGATATTTGCAGCGCCATTTCAGCGACGTGACGCCAATTCCCTTGACGTGAACTTTGATAGCTTCTCTGGCGTGGCAATAGCCGGTTCCGAATACACAGCCGGTGCAGGTTCTATAGGTCATTGGAGAATATCCTCCATGTCGATCTGAGGAGACTTCCGCCGACGGGTGAGCGCCGCATTGGCGGCATGGTGCTTGGCATCCCAGCGAAGATGACAGCGCTGGCAAAGTGCACGGCAACGCTCCGGATCGGCGTGGCTCTCGTCGTGATCAATATGCGCTATGGTCAAAACGACCTTGCTGCCGGTCACAGGATGAGGCTTGCCGTTCTCTGCTCGGCAATCTGGATGCATCGGCGTGCCTTCGCAGCGATTGCCTGCGCGCTCGAGGAGTGAGGCGCGGAAAGCCTTCCATTCCTTGGAATGCGTGCCGCCACCAAGATAGAGCGACTTTCGTTCGGCTCTTATTGGCATCGTCACCGCCTCCATATCCAAGAAGGCCAAAGGCCGGTGCGCTTCACAATCTCAAACAGGCGGTTGCGCTCACGGCGAGCAGCTGCGATTTCCTTCTTGAGCCGTTCCGTCGTCTCTGCTCTCTTTTCGAGGTAGTCGAGTGTCGATCGGCGGCAGTGGGGATAGCGGGTGAGGTGGCGATGGGCGGAGTTCATGCTGCCAACTCCTTCGCGCTGTCGACGAAGTGCTCACGATAGGTTCGATTCAGCACAGCTTGAAACTGCGCAAGGACGGCGTCCGCATGCTGAGCATCAAGGAAGTGAGCCGCAAAGCTCGCATGCATCTGCATCATGTATGCTGCCATGCCGATGAGGATATGATCGGCGTTCGCATCTGGCCGTTGGATTTCGGCGTTCAGAAACTCGACAAGGCTTTCATGAACATCTGAAACAGACATGCGAGCAATGAGGCTGGTGATCGGGTCGTCGCAGGTCAGCGCATCTTCTTCGGACAGACTGTCGGGCAAAAGGCGTCCTATATTGCTCATGCCGCACTCCTATCGTTTGCGCCCTCATAGAAGCCGCCGCGAATTGTCTCGGTGAGGTGAATGCCGTTCGTGTCGCAGAAGGCTAATGCATAAGTAATAAGGCTCGCGGCGCGCCCGACCGACATACGGGCGGTGCTTTCGCGAATGTTGACGAACTCGTTTTCGAGGCCGGGAATGATCTCGACTTCGCCGGCGGTCGCCACGGTATGTCCAGAGACCAGAAGAACCTTCCAAGCTTCGGCATCGCGGCGCTTGCCGGCCCACGTCATCTGTGAGTTGGCAATGTCAGTGCAAATCGCGTGGAACTTGGCGTTCTGATCAAGGCTGCGCGTCGCCGGACCAACCGTGACGGCGCTTCCTTCGGCTGCTGACCGAAGTGCAGCGATAGCATTCTCGCGCACATGGTCGTTGATGAGGATGAAGCGTTGCTTCTTCTGGCTCATGGTCAGCCACCATTCACAGGATGAAGCTTAGCCAGCATCCGGTCGCGGACCGCAAAGGCCGCATCGATCATGTCGGCATGGCCTTCGGTCTCAAGCACGGCAGGCGCGTCGAAATCGTTCCAAATCTCTTCGAGCGATTCTTCATCCTTGGCGCCAGCAAGCGACGTTTCCAGATATTCCATGAACTCGCCTAGATCGAACCCGCCGTTGTTCGGCTGCAATTCATCCGATGGTGCCGTCTCTTCCTTGACCGGTTCTGCGCCAGCCTTCGGCGGTCTGGGCGGCGTGAGCGACTTCTTGGCAGGAGCGGACTGATCAGCCGGGGTGATGTCGCGCATCTCCGGTTCGTCCCGCTGTGTGCTTCGGGCGATCTCACGCTCTTCGAACTCGTCACGGATACCGCCGAGGACATCGCCGAACAGTTCGCGAAGGCAGTAGCCGGCCGCGCGCCACGACAGCATGCGCTTCGGGAAGCGATACCAAGTCGCATCGTTCGGAACGTTATCGCGCCAGACCTTCTGGCCATTTTCCCATATCTGCTTTTTGACCGTTGCCCGATCATCCCAGAGGCGAGCGCGGATCGCGTCGTCTTGGGTGAACTCGACGCGCTTGTCCTCGCCTGTATCGAGGCGCTTGGCTTCGCACCATCCGACCATCTTCCCGTCAACGATATCGCAGCCGGTGCGCAGATAAGCGACCTTGCCGGACTGGCGAACGACGTTGATAAGGCCGTCACCGTAAAGCGCGGGCTTGCCGTTAATGACCGTGAAGCTGCGAAGGGAGACCATAGGCTTCAGTCCAAGCTCGGAGCCGGACATGATGACGATCGCTACTGCGGCGGCGGCATCATCGCCAGTCAACTTTCCGACGAGCGATGACGGGGCGAGGCCAGAGGCAACGACAGCGCGTGCAATGCGCAGCGTCTCCTCGAAAGTTTGAGGAACGATGGCGAGGACAGTGCCGCCGCCGGAGAGTGCAGGGACGTGGCTATTCATCGCCAATCTTCCTTGTTGATTGATTTCGATCTGAAAGCTGCATTCATCTGGTGGAAGCTGATCAGCGTCTCGTTCCACGCGAACCAGACAGCACCGAGCACGCCGCAGAAGAACTCCGCGACGAAGGTCCACACGAGGATCGGGACGGCGGACACGATGATTAGGAGCCTGATCAGCATAGGCTCTCTCCTATCGATCGACGTCGTCGAAGATCGAGCGATTGCCCTTGTCGTCGAGCATCGTCCGGTCTTCTGAAAACATGCGCTGTCCATTGGGATACTTGGCCTGGCGCTCTTCATCGGTGCGCAGGTCTTCGACATGGCGAAGGATCGAGGCGGAAGCCATTTCGGATTCGGTCTTGATCTCCATGATCTCGACCTTTGCCTCGCCGTGCTTGGTAGGCACGTAGACGCGCTGACCGACCTCAACAGGGAAGTCGGCGAAATAGTCGTATGTCTTGCCGCTCTTTTCCCACGAAAACTTGACGCCTACGATTGTGCGGGTTGATGTCTCGGTCATCACGCAGCTCTCTTTTCTTCAATGCGCTCAACACCCGGAAGGGACTTGTCGGCGCGGATGGCGCGGTTTGCGAGCTGGTCGATGAGAGCCAGCAAGTCTGGGTGGTTCATCAGGACAAGTGCGGTAGCCGCAGCCTGATAATCGGTCACTCTTGCGGAGACGAAGGTCCGCAGCGCGACTTTCGCGCCGGTCCGGCCTGCGCCGGCGTTCTTGGCCAGCGCATCTCGTTCGGCATCATCGGCCTGCTGAGATAGCCGCTCGGCTTCGGCCATGCGATTGTTGTGCTCAGCTATGGCCGCAGTATCAGCGATGCCGTCGGCGATCTTCTTTGCGACTGCTTTCTCGGCGGCGATCCGCGCCTCATCTGCTTCGCGGCGCTTTCGGTCGGCTTCTTCCTGCGCCTTGCGCTGGCGTTCGTTTTCGATGCGCTGCTGTTCAAGCAGGAAATCGTCCATATGGCGCTTGAGCTTCTTGCTCAGATCGGCCGGGGCTTCCTTAAGGTCGCGCCACTTGTCATCGATGCGGCGGCCTTCGTCGAGCGACGGCTGTTTCGCGACCTTATGGAGGTCGGTCGCCTTCTTGGCGATACCGGCGAGACGCTTGGACCAGACGGCAGCTCGGTCGGCTTGATCTTGCGTCGTGATCTTGGTCTTAAGGAAGGTGGCGGCCAATTCCTTCTCGCCGGCGAACTCTTCGGCTAGCGCCTCGAACGGATCGGATGGCTGATTATGATCCTTCGGGGCCAGCTCGTTGATGGGCGCATCGTCGGCCCATCCGTTGCCTGCGGTCGCAGCGTCAAACGCTTCCTCGGTTACCGGATGACGGCAGCACCAAGTCCAGATATCCTCTGGGTGTTTCACTTCCGCGCCGTTGCGGGTCGCGACGAACGCTCCGTCTTCGTCCTGCCAGATGGCAACCGGCACCCAAGGGCCGTTTTTGCCGTCGCGGACGCGGTAGAAGCCCCATTCGGGTTGGCCATCGTGGATCGGGCCAATCTTGCCCGCGAGCGCATTGCCCCACCAGGACCAGACATTCTCAGCGGCGTGCGACATGGACATTCTCCTGATTTTTGAGGTCTTGGACCCGATACACTTCGTTGGCGCTGGAAAGCGCCCCATAGCTGATCGAGATCATCAAGAGGGCAAGCATCGCCATGGCAAAGAACTGCTCTTTGGCGGTGAAGGTGATGAGAGGGGCGGCCTTGGCAGGAGCCGCGCGGCATTCAGTTGGCCGGCAGTTGCATTCGACGCCTCGGAGATGGCAATGGATCATGACCGGACCCCGCGCATTTCAAGCCACTCGTGATACTGAGCGCGGCATTCGTCATTGCGCCAGCGAAGCCGAAGAGGATGGCCTCGACTTTCAAGCCTTTGACGTTCGGCTTCGATCTGCTCGGGCTTGGTGATGTATCCGGTACCGACGCGGTTGTTTGTCCAAACGCGTCCAGATATTGGATTAGACCCATAAAGTGGGTACGTGGCGATGTGCTTGCTCATAGTCATTCCGCCGCAACAGAGTGAACGGAGCCGGTAGGGCTGATCTCGGGGATGCGGGCCATCGGCATGCCGCGACGGCGGCGAAGGGCCGGGACGAACTCGGAAAGCTGACCGGAAACGGCATCGGTCCAGTCATTCGCGGCCTGCTTGCCGTGCGTGGTGCGGTCGTCTTCGATCTGCTTGACGATCTCAGTGAAGAGAAAGCCGCCGACCGGATCAGAACTGTTGATCCGGCTCGGGCGCGTCAGCGTGGTCTTGCCAAGCTGGATCGATGAGACGTAGAATTCGCTGTCGTCATAATTCGCGCTCTCAAGCGTGGCTTCTCCGTAGAAAAGAACGCCTTCGCCGTAGAGGGGGATTTTCAGTTCTTCGAATGTGAAAATATGAGTTGTCATCGCACCGTCCTCGGTTGATCACTTTCGAAATCCGCTGCAGT